GATCTTTCTCCGTAGCAATGATGATGGCTGCGGGGTGGGATTGTTTGTCGGCACTGAAGTGGTACTCGATGAGTTTGGGCCTACCGGTGAATATGCGCCGGAGATTGCCCGCACGTTTCAAAAGGCCGGTGTTAGTTGTTCTGCGACTGCAAAGAGACTGGTTAAAGAGGGTGCCACAGGTGATGGTGTTTTGGACAATCTTCGGAGTTGTTTGGCTTTGGCTAAAGCCTACGACTTTGCCGGCATTGTACCATCCATTTCTCGTAAGTACGCGTCGTGTGCCCAGAGTACTACGGTTATGGACCATGAATTGTGCATGCGCACTGGGGAAGACAGTGTACAAGGCATTCTTGATCTTATAGAAAATGCCAACGCTGTTGTTAGCCCAAAGGAAGAAGATGCGCTGCTAGTGAAGCTGGGTCGTGGTATTTCACAAGCAGAGCGTGATGCTTTTGAGGCTTATTGTTGGGACTGTGATAGTAAGGCTGTCACGCAATGGGACGAGTTCGCAAGATCTCTTCCCAGTGCGTGGCGAGGGTGATTGCCCTCTGCATTAATTAGTGGGACACTCAAAGGGGAGGTCGGGAGGAAATGCCCGATCTGAGATGGCGTGTGGGTCATGCAAACACCCGATTCCCAGGCCGGGCCGGGACCCACGCAGGTGAGATGGGACACCTGTTTGATGGCCATTTTGGCCACGGGCGCCAGCCTTGTTCTTCTTCACTCTGCGTTCGGAGCAGCAGAGTGGCGAGCCTGTGCGACACGTACCGGCGTGTCTGAGGTGAGGCTGACAGGGGGTCCGGAAAGTAGCGTCCCGGATGGTTTGGCCACCTATAAACTCCCTGCTCCCGAGTCCACCATCCCTGGGCACGGTTAAACCGTGTCAACACTGGTCGCATCGCCGCGAGGCGTTGTTGGTTGGTTAGTGGACCTGTGAGAATGGTTACGGTCCGCCACCGGGAGCGTATCCCGGGCCCCGCTTCTGCGGGAAGAACTGACGTACCATTTTGGCGGTCAGTTGATGCCAGTCTCCGCGTATATTAGTCCATGAGCATTTTGCTTAAAGTGACCTTAATTGAGTGTTCCGCTGGACCGTGGTCTCAGCATTAGAAACTTTTGCCACTGTTTGTGGCCTGCCATTTTGGCCTTTACAGTCCTTTTAGGACTCCGTTCGCAGGCACCGGTGTTCGTCGTGTTAGCCATTTTGGCTCGAATCATCAGTTTCGTCAACTATGCC